CCGCCAGAAGCTAACGCACCACCTATTGTAAGTGCTGCGTTATTACCAACTGACGCTGCTACGGATATTCCATCGGCATCCAAGGCTACTGTGTCTGCAGTAATAGTAACCGGTTTTACGTCAGACCCAGACATTAGATAATACCCGTAAGGTTGATTAACGAATAATCAGTAGTTACGTTTACAATCATTACCGTACCAATGACTTGTATAACATCTCCTGCGGCTGGGCCAACAGCACCTGCAGCACCTAGTGGTACTGCGTGGTTACCTACAACCAGAGTTCCTGAAGTTAATATTGTAGCTGGGCCTGAAACAGAAAACCAACCGTAAGCACTAGCTGCCATATCAACAACTGTTACACCTAGTGTAGCACCTGTAGTTGTCGCGGCTTGAACAATTTGAGCACTGCGAGGATCAGGAATTAAAGTTATTCTTGAGCTTGTAGTTATTGCTGTTGCCAAATCATCGTAACAAGTAATCACGATTGAAGGGTCTGCTGAGTGATCGTGTGCTGGGTTAGACTCTATCCGAAGCATTTGGCCTTCGCCAGCAGCGTCGTTTACATACAGGTACCCACCCGCGTATTGATTAAGCGTTATGTCAGTACCAGCGGTTTCAACCGATATTGCAGTTTCACCAGCAGCTACACCAGCCGTAGGTGTCAAGTCGAAGTGATGTGCGATTGATGCAGCGTGAGTTACACATTTACCCGCTGTTACAGCGACTGCGGCTAGTCTACCATAAGCATAAACAGTATTACCGTAAAGCAATCTACTGCCTAATGGAAATAATTGAGTAAGCCCCGAAGTAAATGGGTCTACTGTGCCGTATTGGCTCCCGCCTTTACCTACGATAGAATCAGCTGGTCCATACCCTGTTGCTGCTGCATATTGAATATGCCCACCATCATCAGTATAGATATTACCATCTGCGTTGATTACCAGACCGTCTGTAACGGCACCTGTTGTTGAATTTTTATCAATGGTCTTAAAACCATTTTCTGAACGGACTGCGCCGTTAAAGGTTGTGTTCGCCATGATTATCTCCTGTCGTGGCTAGTGTCAGGCGCGGTATGCCCCTGTCAGGATCAATGAAGAATACCTATTTAACAGGCAAAAAGAAAGGGCGACGTGCGCCCTTTCTCTCTACAATTAACAAACAAAAGTTTGTTTTATGCTCCTGCAGTTCCAAACACCGCACGCCAGTCAGACACACCGAAAGAATATCTTTCGCGAGCCTTAAACCGCATGTTACCAGTGTCAAAGTCCCCTTCCATCGCTGTTTTGATGGGAGTTCTTTGGAACAATTTAAAGCCGTTAGGCGCATCCGTCTTGATGAAGAAGGCATCAGTATCCGTAAGGAAGTGATTGACTACTGCACCGTCAGGTAGCATTCCCATAGCTTTACTAGCGTTAATGTCATTATCCGCAGTTCCAGGACGCAGGTTAGAGTTCAAAACTCTTTCTGCTATAAATTGCAGTTCTTTGGGAATTATTAACTTAGTTCCCCTGACAGCAATCTTTAGTCCTCTTTCATCAGTCATACCAGCAATATCAATTAGCATTTGCTCTAGCGAAGTCTCGTTGAGATCCGAAGCAGTGCTTAGTTGATTACGTTGGTTGCCCGATATAGAGGGATGAGAAGCAGAACAAAGAGCCGCACCGTCACCTATTGGTGAACCTGTGCTAAACGCGTTGTTCAAGACCGTCGCAGCCCGGATTTGCTTGGTTTGAGACATTGAACGAGCCAGAGCACGTGTATAGCGTGCAGCTAGGCGGTCGTACAAATTATCTTCAATAGCTTCCTCAGTTATTGAGAAAGCAAGCGCGATTGTCTCGTGCGTATAACGTGCAGTAAAGGTCTCCTGCGCGTCGTCGAACGATATCGCACTGCCTTCTGCTTTCACAGGGGCAGTTCCAAAACCGGAAAGCATAACCTCTTCTTCAAACGCTCTGTCCGAAGACTCTTCGTCGAAGATTTCAGAATGCTCTTGCTCATAACGATCATATTCCAGCCCGAACAAAGCATTTAAGCCGGGTTCAAGCTCTTTCGCCAATTGTGCGCGAGTAATAGGCATGATTAACTCCTAGACTTAAATGCCAGTTGTCGTGGCAGTGGTTTGTGAATCGAATCTTGCATTCGGCGAGTTGTAATGTGAATTTATCCTCACAATCAACGGAATACCTGCCGCAGAAAAATCACTGTTGGCGTCGTCATCGACGATACCCATGACTTTAAGCGGAAGAGTTGCCGTAGTTGCTATGGTAGAAACACCCAACGCTGAATTAGATCGACCCGTGTCAGTAGAACCCGTCCGTGCAGACGTTCCCAGGCTTGCGTTAGCAAACACAGCCGCTAGTGCTGTGGCGCGATTAGTCAGAGACGCATCGCTTGCAACTTGGAAAGTTTGCATCGGATTATCTGCAACGAGAGCTTTGACAGGAAAATTCGTGTCAATGCTTGCGCTGTTAGATCCGGGCCAATAGTTTTTAAATACGGTCTTTTTAGTACCAGAGTCTACATACTCTACACCTACCAAAACACCCAGCGCAGCGGTAGTGCCGCCAGCCGTGTCACCAGCGTGGGCAATTACGCCCGCAGCAAGCGGAACAACCAAACTGAATTGATAGATAGGATCGGAATTATCCGAAGCAATTTCATACTTCGTTAAACCGTTAGAATTTGTAGCACTCCCTACTAGTCCAATAGGACGTAGACCGTAAGCAGTTTCTTGATTTGCCATTTTTTAAAGTCTCCTTAAAAAACTTTACTTACGAGGACCACCAAAAGTAACACGCGATTGACGTTCTGGTTTGTCAATCCGCATCGTGGAATGTGCATTCTCACGTAGGATGTCCGTTTCAACAGCTTCTACTTGATCTGCGTGTTTTGAAGCAAAATACGCGTTTCTTTCTGCAACTGTTTCTTCTGGAATCCTAGCCAGAAGCAATCCGCCAACTCCAAACACTCCTTCGTATTTACCCGACTCCATAGTTGGAGCTTCAAAATCCGGATATTCATCGCGGCGAACTAACTCGTAGCCCTCTCTTAAACGTCCAGTGATGTTACTCGTATCTTGGAATCCACGAGTTTCTGCACGTATCCAGCGATGTTTAAATCCCGGCGGCGGGTCAGGAGCGTCTAACTTAGACGGGGGAGCCCACGGCTTACGCCTAGCCGATTGTGCTCTAGATGACTTAGCGCGAGAAGTTTTCTTGATAGCTTCCATTTCGTTATCTGTAGAATCTGTCATTTTCACTCCTTCACGTATTTAGCGTATTCTTCAAGTGGCACTCCCAGTCTTTTGGCAATTGTTACTTGGCTCGGGGAGAGTCGAACCTGTTTGCCGCGTCCTTTACTAGGACGAGATACACCCGCAACTGTCTGCGAAGTGCGGCGGGATGCGGGCGGTGCTTCTTCTCCCAATTTATGGGGAAACTCCGTCCTCATCCTCGAATCTAATGCATCATAGTATTCATCGCTGGTTCCGTCCATACCTTTTTCTTCTATCAGTTCTTTATGAACACCGAAAGCAGCAAAGGTCATAGCAGAATCTTGACCAAACCAACTATTGTTTTCCGCCCAATCCTCTGCTTTAGGGTCCGGTCTTTGTTGTTGCGGAGCTTGCTGCGGTTGATAAACAGGCTGTTGCTGTAGCTCTTGTTGAAACTGGGCCGCTTGAGTTTCTCGTTGCGCCCTAGCTTGGGCATGGCGATCTTTTGCTACCGCAAGTTGCGAAATCTTTTCTTGGGCGTTAAGTTGACGATCTGTGTCGCCAGTTTCTATGGCTGTTTTTAAATCTTCTTTCGCTCTTTCTGCTTCAGAAGTTACCCGGTTACCATATTCGTCAATGTAACTTTTATCTAAATTGTGAAGCCTTTGCTTAACCGAACTGTTCTCCGTTTGAACAGTTTGAGCAAAACGAACAGCTTCTTCTCTTTCTCTTTCAGCGTCTTTCGCTCGTTTAGTTAGTTGATTAATGCGTTTTTGTACGCCTTTACTATACGTTTCGCGCTCGTCTTCGGTTTCTAGAACAACCTCTTGCTCCGAAGAAGTGGTTCCTTCCTCTTCTTCTATTATAACGTCTTGCGCCTCTTCCGTGAATTCCAAATCGATTTGGCCGTCGTCGGCTTGGTGTTTAGGGGTTACCTCTGCCATAAAACCGCTCCTTAGTTAAAATGTATGTCATTAGGGTCCAAAATAGTTCCTAGTATCTCGTCATCGTTTAATATGCGTATTTCGCTGCCAAACGCTGACTTTTTTTCGCCATTTAAACGAAACCGGGAACCCGCATAACGGGCAAAAATCACCCATTCGCGTTCTTTGCACCACGCTCCGGTCGGATATCGTTTTTTATCCAAATAAGCAGACGGACCCATTTTGAGCACGTAGCCTACTTGAGTTTGAACAACGTCTTCTTCTAGCGTTTTTTGGCTTAAAAGAATACCGCCCGCACTTTTTTGAGCAGGTTTAAAAGGAGCAATTAGAATACGCCATCCCGTAGGTTGTGGAAGACGTTCAATGACACTAACATCTACTAAAGAAGGGTCTAAAACCCGTTCTTCTTCTGCGACGTAACAATCAGATAATTCTGACGCTTCATTCGTTTCAGGCATTTAATTCTTCCTGTTTTTTTAGCATTTCAGAGAGTTCAACCAAAGTGTAATCACACGCCCTGATCTCACCCATGCATTCTCTGTAATGTTCCATATCTTTAATCCCGCCATCAACCATGAGTTGTTGAATTTGGGTTTTGCGACCCTTTAACGTTTTTTGTACAAACTGCACAACATCCAGATCGTCCAACTATTTACCTATCGTTTACTGTCTGAGCAACTCTGATATTATCGCAGTTTTTAAGCAATAGTAAAGCGTCCACCACGTAAAGCTGCGCCCATTCCACGTTTTTTACCATGAGTAATCTTAGCAAACTCCGTGTTAGGGGTTTTTTCTTCCTTGGCTTGGGCATACGGAATGCTTCCTTGCCCCTTTATCTCAGCTTTTTTTGTAGGCTTTGGCGGCTCGGGTGGTGGGCTACCATTAAATTTTACAGTTCTCATCAATTACCTCGTTGTTTCATTCGTTCTCTTTCTATACCGGCTTGTATTCTAGCCTCGGTTTGCCCCTCTTGGCTTTGTAACCGTTGCTGGAAATTAGATTCACGCTGCGCGAGTTTCTGCCTTTCTAGTTCTATCTCCTGTTGCTCGCGAGAAACGTCGTTTTGTTCTTGTTGAGCTTTTAATTGCAATTCTTGTTCTTTCAAAGCAATCAACGGATCGGGCCCTTGTGGTTCTTGCGGCTGCCCTGCCTGTTGCAGCTGTTGACCCATTTGAACTACTTGTTGCATCGTTTGCGCTATAAATTGCGCTACCATTGACTGGAAAGGCTGGTTTGTTTCTTGGTTTTGTAATGCAACGTTGGGGTTTTGCTGGGCAAAAGCTTGCTCCGCTTGTTCTTCCGCCATTATCTGCACATGATTTAAAATGTGCTTTTGGATAGATAATCCAACTTGAGGCATCGCCGCTGCCGTTCCCCCAGTAGCAAAGATCAAGTGGGCTTGAACATGCGCCATGTGGTCTTGACCTTTAAAAGCCTGTAAAGGTACGTTTTCCAAAGTATCCATGTTTTCTCTAGCAGGATCTTTTGGAATTATTTCATCGGGGGTGTCCGCTCGAAGTATTTGATCAACGTTTTTAACGCCTAATGCATCATAAACTCGCCGGTAAACCTCCGGTATATTGTGTATTTCAGGGGCTTGCATCGCCATTTGTAATTCGGTTTGTGCTAAAGCAATACGTTGACTCTGCGAGAAAATATTCGGGTCGGATACGGGCAATACATCAACCCTATCGTCAAAATCAGTCGCTTTTACCGATTGATCAACCCCTGGAAGCTCGTAGGGGTAAACAGGCGGTAAACTTTCTCCCATAACTCGCGCTAGTATCTTAAATTCTATTTTCATGGCGTAATGTAGGCGTTTATGGATCGCACTCATTACTCGGGCACCCTGTTCAATCATGGCTATAGTAGTTCCTACCGCCGCTGATTGGTTGCCATCCCCTACTTTCATGTCTGTAATCGTGGCAAAACGTTGTGCAGCCTCTACTACAAATCCTAACAGTTGAAACAACGTCTGATCCGGGCCTTTAAAAGGCAACGGCATCAAACTATCCCGTATAACCCCTCCGGGGGCATCCACGTCTCTAAACTCACCCGGTTGTAACGGGTCATCATCGTCTCTAATGCGTAATCCACGAGCTTTGAATCCCGCGGGAAGGTTAGAAAGCGTTCCGGCATCAATTAATTGTCTTAACGCCGCAGTTGCAGTCCTAGAGAGGCCGCCAATCGTGTGAATTAAGCCCATACCATAAAAACCAAACCCGGGAAGGAACTTATAATGAACAAAATATTGTATTTTTACCTTTAAAGGGTCTTCTTCAAGGTAATTTCGACGAATAGACAGCACTTTTCCGTTATCTTCACTAATAGTAACGAGATAAGGCACCTTAATACCGGTTTCCTCGCCATCTTCGTCAACCTCTTCGTACCCCTCAAGGTCTAAATCCACATGACATTCGAGCAAAGTGCAATCGTAATCAACGCCAGAAGCTGTTTCACCGTCAATATAATCAATTTCACTGGACAAACCTGTGCTTTCTGACTGAGACGGAAGAACTTTTATGTCTCGATAAAAACCACTGACTTGTTGCTTACGCAAATCGTTTAACGACATGCGGACAACGTGAGTAATATTAGGACAAGTTTCTAAATCGTTGCTTTCGTAAGGGACTATCAGATGTTCTGCCGGTATGAACTTGCAAACAGGGCGGCCTAATGCGTCGTCAAAGTAAACTTTCTTAAAAGTAGAACCCGCCAACGGTAAATAAAACAACATTTGATCAACTTCAGGGGTGTACTCCTGCATTACGGTAGTAATGTAGTAGTTCATAAAATCTCTAACACGAGACGCCTGTTCTGTTTTTTCTTTAGTCTGTGCGCCCATAACTGCGGTTCGTACAGGTCCTTGAGAAGGCAGCAACTCGTTAAAAGCTTGTGCTTGAAACTGCACGGCTGCTTCGGCTAAAAGAGGGTGAGTGACCCCTGTTGCGCCCCTAAAAGGCTCTGTTCTTTCTTCGTAACTAAAACCCAACAGTTCAAGACCCTTGGAATACGCATCTTCCCAATCCTGCCTTGACGCTTTGTTGGAGTGGTATTGCTCTAAAAGATCGTTAGAAACCCGTTGTAGCACGCTATCGGGCACAAACTCGGCTAAGTTATCGTAAAAATCGTCTTCGCGTTCTCGATTCGTGAACGGATCAAAGTCTAACGTAACGCCGCCGTCGTCTTCTTGGATTATTTCTATACCTTCTACGTCGGTAATACGTGCCATTTCATTAGGTAATGCTTCTATTTCTACTGCTTCAACGTCTTCCTCGGACAGCATACCGCCTTCACGGTCCATCAACGAAACTGGGGGTCTATCACCATTTGCCATAATTATTTACCTAAAATGTTGAAACATAGGAGGACGTGCTGGACCCGTTGCTTTTACTTGAGGAGGAGGCGGTCCCGGCCGCAAATTACCCAAAAGATTGCCGATGCCGCCTTGCATAACAGCCTGTGGATAACCTTGAGAACCGCCACTTCCCATATACTGTTGAGACGGGCCTTGCGTCATACCCCCTCCACTTACGCCCAAGTGTGAGCTTAACTGGTTAACCTGCTGTGTCACGTTCTGTAACTGACTAGCCAGTTGTTGCGTGTTGGGTTCGGCTACCTGCCCTATTTGTTGGGGGGGTCCCATTTGACCGCCCTGAAACCCGGCTGTAAAAGTGTCGGGTCCAGCCCTTCGATCTACAATCTCCCCGGTTACGTTGTCCATGAACTTGCCGGTGTTGTCTACAGAGGGCCGTCCATTTAGACCCATATCTGCACTAGACACCATGGGCATAAACCTATCGTCGCCGCCTCCTAGAAATCCCGGTTGCGTATCCAGCGGGCCGCCGGGCGTGGGTGTGAGGTTGCCTAATTTCAACTGTGGCGGAGGTGGCATGGGACGACCAACAGTCATATGCCCTTGATGACCAGGCTGAAGTTGATGAGGTTGCGGCATAAATTGAGGTTGTTGAGGTCGATGTTGAGGCATTAGTTGCTGTTGAGGTTGTTGATACTGCCCGAACCTCTGGAACGCCGGTTGTCCAAAAGGTCCCCGGGGCGCTTGCTGCCGTTGTTGTTGAAGCGACGACCTATTTACAAACCCGCCATAATTGAAGTTTTGGACAGGGCCGCCCTGCGCGTATTCGTGAGTTTCTGTCCCCGGTAGATTAGTTTCAACAACTTGTACCTCGGTCCGCGAAGGAAGATTACTTACCATAGCGCGTTCTCTACCGCCCGAGGGCCACTGAGACTTATCAATTCTGGCACAATAAGGTTTACCGCCCTCAAAAGCTAGGTTGTAATTCGCAGGACATTGGTATCGTTGGTTTTCCGTTAGCCCAAATTCACCCACCGCAGACTCTGCGTTCTGGGTGTTTGCCGAAGAAGTTGCATAATCAGGTACCCAAATTCTCTGACCGGTAGGCAGGGTAACATACGACCCGTTTGTCCGACCCCCTTGAGAACCAATGTCCCAGTTTATTTCAGGGCCGCCACCGGAAGCCTGGGAATCGTCCCCCTCACCTTCCTCAGAAGTGCTCGATCCAAAATCTAACTTAGGCATCGGCTGGAACACAGAAGCCGTGTAAACGTCTGCGCCTCCCGCCCCTTCCTGATAAGGATAAACCGTCGGTTTAATTTTCAAGTTTTGCGAAGAACTGTATCCGCTAGTGTAGTCGTCAATCATGTCCGCTACCAAGAAATTAGGCGCGTTAGGATCGACTACCTGAGTCCCTTCTTCTGGGGGTACTCCGTAACTGCCACGATCTACCGTGCTCGGTGCTGGCGGCTGGAACACGGGCGTAGGGTCCGGAGTTGCTAAAATAGCGGCTTCGTTTGCCGCACGGTCCGCGGCTTGCTGATTTGCTAGTTGTTCCGCCGCAGAAACCTGCGAATCTATGTTTTGTTGCGCCGCTAACTGAGCGGCTTCTTGTTCCGCCAGTTGTTGCTGCTGCATTTGTTGTAAAGCAATCTGCTCTTGTTGTTGCTGTCTAGCTTGTTCTTCGGCCAATTGTTCTGCCGCCAACTGTTCTGCCGCTAACCGGTCTTGTTCAGCAACCGCTGCGGCACGCTGGGCTTCCGCGGCTGCCGCTTGCTCGGCTTGTATTCGTTGTTGTTCCGCCAATTGCGCTACTCTAATTCTTTCTGCTTCAGCTTCCGCGGCTCTTCGGGCCATTTCTTGCGGCGGTGTGCCGCGCTCTCCGGTAGTAATGGGTGGCGGCGAAGGTTGCGGTGTTACAAAGTTTGTAGTGACAACAGGGTCTGCTGTAGTGACAACAGGGTCTGGCTGAATAACAACAGGGTCTGCTGTAGTGACAAAAGGCTCGTTAGCCGGAACCACTACGTCTTCTACTTTTTCTTGTATAGGAGGACTCGCGGGCGAATCTTCAATTCGTTGTTGCGTAGGATTGCTTCGTTCCCCGGTAAAAGCGTCACTTTCCCGCATTAACCCGGCCGAAGCATCCGTATCACCAAAAAAAGCAAACTCTGAATTATTGGGGTTTGTGTAATTCAAGTCGTCCCTCTGCAACACACCCGCCGCTATTGCTCGTTGTTGGGCTCTGCTTAAACCACCATCTACTCTTCCACCGGTCCGCATACCAACCGGCAATGTTTCACGTGGAACATCTTGCCGGGACAGGGGTCCCTGACTGTAATTGCGGATTAAACTAGATAGCCCACGGGAAATAACAGGTCGTCTCATGTTGGATACCATACCACCTTTTGCGTAGCTATGTACCTCGCCACCGTATGCCCGACCAATTTGTGTTTTTATTATTTTTTCTTTTAGGTCCGCGTCCAGTCTAATACCCCTAGCCATAACATAAACACCTTCGCCTGTGTTTTCGTCAAACATTATTTCTGCGGCATTTAAAAACTTTCTTTCAATATCGGTTCCTGCCTCAAGGGCGTCTTTAGAAAGGGGTTTTCCCCGACCGTCTTCTACAAGAATAGGAACCTTTTCTTCGTATTTCGCTCCGTATCTTTTTGCAAGTTTTTTCAAAACAGCAGGTAGCTTCTCGTCGTACTGTGGCCCGTAGTTTGTACCTTTTTCTGTGATTTCGTCATAGTCTTGTCTTTGTATATATTGTTGCGCGTAGCCCGGCACGATAGAGAATGTATCAGAATCCATTTCCGCTGCTTTTAACAGCAGGGTTTCAACAGCAAGCATTCGCGCAGCGTCTAAATCTTTTAACAATGGAACGTCGCCAGATTTTCCTGATTTTTGCAACGCCTCCGATTGTAACTCTTCTAGTAAAAAATGTTCTTCATCTCTATCTTTTCGCAGGGTAGTTCTAGCGTGCATGAAAGTATTTGGATGTTTAAATTCCGGGTCTTTTCCAGCCAGGATGATTGGAGTCAAATCAAATACTTTTGAATATGTGGGGCCCGCGTTCCAGTGGTGTTCACCAAAAAACGTTTTATCGCCCTCTTTTGGAGGTTGTTTCCAAATAATCGTTTTGCTGTTTTGCGTCGCAGGTCCACCGCCTAAAAGCGTTGTTCGGTAGTCGCGGTTTAAAGAAGGGTCTGTCTTTGACAAATCAACAACTTCAATAGGGCGATCAATAGTTTGTAAAAGTAAAGATACATCTGTTTTATCTATTTTACCGTTAGTATGAGTTTCTAATACACGGCCAATTTCTTTTATTTTTTCGTCTATTCCTAAAATTTCGAATTCTCTCTCAGTGACCCCTTGCCCCATTGCTTTTTTTCGCAAATCTTTTACCCATTCTTTTGCGTTTCCAGTGTCTCGTTTTATAGTTTCCAACGATTTATCTAACCGGGAAAAGAACGGGTTATTCGGGTCATAACGATCTATCCCCCGTTCTCTGGCTTGCGTAGCTAAATCCTCGGAATATTGTTCTCCTTTTCTGTACGCTTGTTTTGCCGCAGGGGTTAAAAGTTGCATCTGATTTGAAATTAAACCGGGATCACGCAAAGACATTTCCAACGCCGCTGCCGACGGTTCAGCATCTCCAAACAACTCTTGTTTCCTTTTTGGACTTAAAAGATCAGACGCTAACCTAATTTCTTCTGCGCCGGGAGCAAAGGTTTTCGGTGTTGACACACTACCTGATGTAGATAAAACGTTTACCCCTGTATTGGTCCTACCCAAAGATGATAACGCTTGTCGGTACAAAAACGTCTGCTCATCTGCTTTTACGACCGTATCAAAAAGATCTTTAAAAGACTGTTCCGGTACTTCTAAATACAAATCTGCCGCAGTTTCTAATTCAATTACTCTTCTTGCTGCGTCTTCTGTAAGGTGTTTGTTGTCAACTTTTTTTGGAAAAAAAGATTCTAAAGTCTTAAACTGACGCGGACTTAGCCGGGCCGTTGAAGAGTCAGACCCAGGTCTACGAAACTCAGGGGCTTCTCGAATTATTTTAGCGGCGGCTCTAAGTTTTGCGGAAGAATTGGCTCCAAAAGTGTTGTTGTTTAATAACCTTAAAACGTGGTTAGGGGACCCTGCAAAAATTTCAGTTAATTTATTGGTTGTTTCGTCGCTAAAATTGTCTATCCAAAAGTTTGTCCCGTATAAATTTTCTAAAGATGTTTCTTTATTCATGTACTCGCGATTTCTTGGCGAACCAACAAACATCGCAGAAAATTTGTCGGCTAGGGTTTCAGCACGGAAAGGGTTGTGGGACGCATATACCTTTTCATGGTTTGATTTTTTATTAAGGTCTCTTACTTTTTCGCTATAATCGTTTTCTAAAGGGTTAAAGATTGAACGTTTAAAAGTTTCAATGGCTTCGTTTTTATCGTTTAAAATTGTTTGTGCGACTTTTGGATCTAGTTCACTAACCAAAGCTTCCAACCGATCTCTATAAACTAAATTTCCAGATAACTCCTTCATAACCTCCGGAACGGTTTCTACGGGGGCAAACCCTTCTCTTTGTTGTATATAGTTTTGAATCCCCTCCCCTATTTTTTGGTTTAACGCTACCTCCTGTTGTTCAAATCGGAGTATTTGGTGATCAGCTAAACCTTCGAAACTTTCCACGCCGTCTGCACGTCTTTCATAGTCATGGCGAACATAAATAGTATTCGAAACCGGGTCGTAAAAATTATCGGTGATTAAATCCCTGCGTCCTGCCAACTTTATGTCGGGCATTCCATAAAGTCTTGCGGCCGCCTGTTGATATCCATCCATAACCGCTTTTGCGTTTGGAGCAATCCCTTCTTTAGTAGGAACCAATACTAAATTTACATCTTGTAGTTCCGGGTATTCCAACAACACTTGAGATCTTTCGGGGTCCAAAGCCTGTTTTAAAGGCAACAGGGCGATGGGTTCGTCTACACGACTATTGCGAATGCTTCCAGTCAAACCCGCTGCTTTGTTTAAGGCTGAATTATTTATTTCAATAGAACCTAAATAAACGCGAGGTTGACCATCCGCACCAATAAATACCCCAGTCGATTTTGACGCCAGTTCTTCTGGCATACCGTCTTCATAAATAATTCTTTCGTGTTCTTTTATCTTTTGGCTACCCGTCACAGAACCAGGACCGCCAAAAACACTAAAGGAGTTCTCTGGTACGTTAGTGAGCATCCGTGCTGCGGGGAACATGGCAAGGCCCTCGGCAAACTGGCCGGGACGGGTAATGTTGCCTTCTGCATCCCTCGTAGTGATGTTTCCGCGGGCCACGTTTTCTGCGCCGCCCATCACACTTTCAACAATCGCCTTGGGTAACTCCGGTAAAGAACCTATGCCCTGACGTACTGTTTCACGAGCCTCGGTCTGTTCTTTGTCGTCACCGAACAACAGCTTGTCACCAAAC